ATTTTTTAACCCACGCTCTATTAAATATGCAAATGCCTTTAGAGTAAATTGATCCGCAATAAGCAACTATTTCGCCTTCGTCAAGCATAACCCACCACTCCCGGTTAAACTGGAACTCGTCTCCGCAACCCTTAAAGTTTGGGTTGTTATAATCTAATTCTCTAAGTTGCTCGTAGGTATCTCGATCTAAAATATTTCCGAAGCTAAATATCTTTTTGAGGCGCATTGTGTATCTGTTCAAGTTTAGTGAGGTAAAGGATTGCATCTTGTAATTCCTGCTTCAAATGTGTTATCCATTCGCCTGTCGATAAATCTTCCCTGTCCATTGTGCAGTTGTACTTCTTTTTACCTACTTGCTCACGGCTACGCATATCTTCAATTACTAAGCTAAGTATTTTACTATCCATTTATTTGTCGGTTTTGCTATGCATTTTAAAACAAGTTTTGCACTTGTAAGATATTTTCTTTACTCCGGTTGCGGTTGTTCTACGAAGTGAAATAATTAGATCGTCGCTCCCACATTCAGGGCAAGAGCCTCTGTCTTGTCCGAAGATAACTCCGTAATGTGTTTTAGGTTCTATGTGATTTTTAAGTGCGTTAAATACTTGCTCTAATAAAACTACGTCCTTCTGGCAATACTTAATCATTTTAGCCATAGCCACTTTATCCTTATGTAGAACAATGTCCTTCCATAAGCTATATTCTGTTTTGATCTTAGTGCCAATACCTAAATAGTCAGCTATATAATTAAGCTTGTTGCTATTAAATCTAAACTTTTGTCTTGCTACTTTTAGCGTGTCGATAGTAACGTAAGAAGGGAACATCTCTATTTTATGAAATAAGCACCTGGTTCTTACCCACGGCAAATCAAACTTGTCTCCATTATGTCCTACTAACTCCGATGCCGTGTTTGCTACTTCGATAAAACTTTGTAGCATCTTTTTATCGTTCTGCTTTGCGTCCCATTGTAAGTGGTAAACTTCTTTTTCGTCTTCCCACTTGTAGCAGATGCAAATAATGGCACGTTCTTGAATTATGCTATCCGGTGTGATGTTTAACTTATATCCGGCACTCCAGAAAAAGCCAACGTTCGGAGAGGTTTCAATGTCAAAGAATAGGCGTTTGCGTTTTGATTTTAGCATTGTTTATTTTTGGCTGAATTTATCTATAGTTGTAGTACCCATAGCAGCTATGCAAATAACCATTACGGCATCTACAAGCTTATCCGAAGGGGCAATCTCTTGATGTGTAAAGCTATTAGCTAATAAGGTAATGCAGATAAATAAAGCCGATAGTAAAGCAATTACTCGCTTTGTAGATACCGAACCCCTTTCGTCTGCTAATAAATTGGCTAACCATTTCATAGTATATATTTTATTTTAGTAAAGAATTGAATAAAGCAAATTTTGTTAATCTGTCTTCAAGTCCGTGAGTTCCCCCATTGATGCGCTTTGTAAGAGCAATAACATCTTCTTTGTCAGCACCGCCATCGCAAATTTTCCATAGATTGTTTCTCTCAAAAAAGAATGCAGCAGACATCAAAGGGTATTTTGTAGCAACTAAATCTGGGTTAGCTAAAATATCATCTGCAACCGATTTGTCAAACTGACTGTAATTATCTTTGCCTGTTAATTGAATATAGCCACGGCCTCTAAATTTCCACCCGTCCCCACTTGCTTCGTCTCCGTTACCCATTCTTGAACTGTAAACTCTATTGGCTATCTTCTCAGGCTTCCTTTCAAAAGCAAGTGCAATAGCATCGTCTTTAAAATACTTGCCAAAAATAGACCTTAGACCTTTAGCACTATAGTTAAGATTTTCCGTAAATATTTTGAAGTTTCCGCTTTCGTGTGCGCATTGAGATAAAAAATGTGCTAACCTAATATTACTATTCAAGCCAAACTTTGCTTCAATATCTGGTATTTGTTCTAATACATTTGCAGGTATCTTTGTCTTAATTGCTTCTAAATTCATTTTAATTTATTTGAGAGTATAAAAATAATGTTAGCATAGCGAATAGAACTGAGTTAAGCCTGTGAAGTTTTATTTCAAAATCTACTGCTTTTTCGTATTGCTCATAAACCGCTATGTTTTTATAATACCTATTGCGATAATCGTTTAACGTATCGTTTACTATTTTATTGCGTTGGGTAAGGGTATCTTTTAAAGTAAGTAAGTCAATGCGAAGGCTATCCCTTGTTTTGATGTTTGCCCTTAGTAAGCTATCAATACGGGCTTCTCTTAATGTAACTAAATTGCTCACGCTATCAAACGCAGCGTTTATCTTTTCGCCTTCTGCTTTACTAATAACAATCTTATCTTCGCCACCTATCTTCTTAACGTATTGGGCGAAGCTGAAACTTGGTGCTATTAGTATCAACAAAATTAGCGGAGTCCAATTTAGCCTTAACTTCATTTAGTTCCGTTTTTAATTCTTTTACTTCTTGCTTTAAAGTAACAATAGTATTAACTGTCTTAGTAATTACCTTCTTGTTATCCTCAGCCGCCATCACTTGCACCGAGTCGCTTTGCACCTGGCTTTCTTTTACTTTGTCTTGCAACTCTTTGATTTTATTATCGGTTTTAGTTCCGCAACCTATCAAAGCAACCAATAATAAATAACGCATTACTTAAAGCTTTTAAGTGCCTTTAAGTCCATAGCCATTTCCAAACGAGCCGTACTTGCTGCGTTGCTGCTATCACTTTTGCGCACCATTTCGTACAAAGCACCTATCTTTTCGTCCTGCTTATTGTTGTTCTTTGCGTTGTCAATATAGAGGTAACTAATACCGCAAATACATAAAAATAGCATACCAACAACAGGGTTTTTGCTAAACTCTTTGAATGAAATCGGTAACGGGTTAGTCGATACGTTTACGCTTCTTGCTGCTTTTGCCATATTATTTACGTCTCCAAAAGAATAAGATTAGCGTAATTATCAATATAAGCGCGATTAAAGCCTTATAAAATTCGCTAAAGGACTTATCCTTAGTTTTAGTTATCTTCGAAATTTGGGTACTTTCTGTGCGATTTAGAGCCATTGAGTCCGTCTTGGTCTGCTTACTATCGGTTTGTTTCTCTTTTGTGCCTCTTGTGTAGGTTTCTGTGTACTTAGGAATTGTTATCATACTATCCTTAGTAACCCACAAAGTATCGTAGTAAGTAATGGTTTTGGTAAAATACTCTTCCTTTTCTACTATTTTAGTTACGCTATCTAAAACGACTACACGCACCGAGTCAAAGGTCTTAACTACAGTGCTATCTAAACGCTCCGATGCCTTCTTTACAGAAGCACACGAAGTAAGTAATAAGGCTAAAAGAATTAATCTCATTTAAGCTTTTTGGTCATTTTGTAATAGTATCTAATAGCCATACCACCAGAAACAATAGCCACCAAACTCGCAATCAATGTGAATAGTGGTTGAATATTTGTAATGCTAATAGTAGCACTTACTAAAGAAACGATTGTTGATTGGTCTGCTTGGTGGTTATTTCCCATTATAGTTCTTCTTCTTCTTGTTTGTTAAATTCTACGCCAGTTACCCAATCTTGTAAGAATGTAAAATCTTGTAAACCAGATTGATTAACTACGTTAATTATTTGAAAATCAAATTCTTTATCATTTAAGGCTTCAATATCTTTAGTCAGTTTCTTGATGCCTTCTTTAGAATACTTGTAATTTCCTTTCTCGTCTAATAGTAAGCAGTCCTTATCGTCGGTTTGTGCTGCATCTAAACGTAAAATCTCAACTTCTACTTGATAACCTTCGTGATAGGATTTAACCTTCTCGTAGATTTTAAATAGCTTCTTTTGTGTCTTTGTGTCCTGATTGCCAATAACGACATTGATGCTGCTTACTAATTGTAATAGTTGTTTGTATTTCATTGTTTAAATTTTGGTAAAGATATATAGATTTTAATTATTCCACGGCAAAGGTAAGTTTACAATGGGTGGGTTCTTTTGGTTCTTGATTTGAGTATCTAAGTTTGATTGCAAAGCATCTACGTCATTACCTGCTACTAACCACGCACATACTTGATCGAAAGTTAAATCTGCATAAGCGGTAAAGTCAGTTTCCGAAGGTGTAGCGCAACCCATAGCGCCGTATACCTCGGCGTTGTAAGTTTTGTTTCCGTCTACTTGTTCTGCTTGATAACGCCAATGTACTACCTTAACTACGTCGGTTAAACCATCTTCGCTCGGTGCGGTGTCTAATTGGGATATTACCCATTTGTAATTTGTTGCCATTTTATTTTATTTTATTTATTATACTATTTTTAATGTTCCGCTATCATTCCAAATATCCCCACTTGATAATCCACTTGAAGATGTAGGAAGCCCAACAATAGAAAGTTTACTACCGGGCGATGTAGTACCTATACCTACGTTACCTGCCGAAGTTAATGCCATAACATTTGTACCACCTGCTACTTGAAACAAAATATTATTGGTAGAATTTGCTCTAAAAAAAGCATTGCTACCATCAACTGCCATTAAGAATGTTCTACTTGTATTAGAGTGTGTTAAAAATACTTCCGGTGTATTAGGTACTGTTACATTAAGATTCCCACTAAATGTAGCTGCTCCTGTAGAGGCTATTGTAAGACGTGTAGTGTTGTTAGTAGCAAATAACATATCTACGTTTCTCGGCTCCCATACTGCACTATCGGTAGTACTACTAATAAGCCTAATAGCAGAAGTACCATTTGCCATTGTAACAAAAGAAGCACCACTTGAACCATTTACAGATAATGTTTTATATCCGCTAAAGGTTACAGGACTTGTTGTTCCCACCATTAAATTTCCACTCGCATCTAACGTCATTGCTTGGGTAAAGGATATAGCGTTACCTGCCGTTCCTGAAGGAGCTTGATACCAAATATATTTACCTGCATCTTGGGCGTATATTGTAGCTAACCCATTTGCTAAATACTTAAAAGTTCCATCACTATAAGCATTTTGCCCAAAATAGATATATGAAGTTCCATCAGAGCCTAAAAATCCTCCTTGATATTGTGCTACTTTATAACCACTCGCCCACGCACTCGGTGTAACTCCTAATCCTAAATTGCCTGCTTCCGTTAATGTTAATCTATTGGCAGTATTTGCAGAACTATAAAAGTTAAAACTATTATTAGACGTATCTAAATATAATTGCCATTTATTAGTTCCATTATTTTGGTATTGTAATTGTTGTGAACTTACCCCACTTACGCTATTTAAAATAATTGGATAGTTGCCAGATATTCCAATACTACCTGCAACGCTTAACGCAGCACCACTTTCACTAACTATTGAGTTACCTATTGTACTTGCACCTGTAAACTTAGGTAGGTAGTTAGTTGTACCTGTTCCCGTTACTGGATTGGTTAAAGCGTTTTGCTTGTTGTTAAAGGTAGTCCAATCGGTGCTTGATAATAAACCTTGTTGTGAACCACTTGCCGTTGCAATAGCTAAAGTAATAGTTCCACTTGTTGTAATTGGTGTTGAGCCAATAGTTACTCCGCTTGTTGCAGAAGATAAGCCTACCGATGTTACCGAACCCGTGCCATAAGAAGTGCTATCTACACTACCATCGGCTTTTAAAAATTGAGAAGATGTACCGCCCGACTTAACTAAAGTAGTTGCGTTTAAAGTACCTATGATTGTAGCAGCGTTACCCGAACCGCTTGTTTTGTTTATGTATAAGCCTTCGCCACTACCACCCTTTGTAATATTTAAAGCAATACCACTACCGCTTGAATGTGTTATGCCAACAGTATCGCCACTACCAGAACTTGAAAAAGTACCTTTAGCAGCAATTAAAGTATGCGTTCCTAAATCTAAGTTAGCCGTTGCGCCCGTGTAAGGAACGTAACCCGTTACACTTGGTATGTCGGAAGTAAGTGCTAAAGTACCGCTTGAATTAGGCATACTATAAGTACGCTCAGTATCGCTTGTAATAGTTGTAGTGTCTAAAACAAAGCTTCTTGTGGTGCTATTTTGATCTAAGTAAAATTTAATTCCCGTTGAACCTGCTGCACCGATTGTGCTATAACCAAGACCAGCAGCCGTGATGCCTGAAGCTTGTTGAAAGTTAATTGTGTTGCCTACACCTGTAACTGCATTAATCTTTAAACCACGCATTGAAACAAAGTTTCCGTCATCTTCCATAACGCTATTGCCTAAAACTGTGTTAGCAGTAAATTTAGGGATAGCATTTACATTACCCGTACCGCTAATTAGAGAAGTAGGGAACGTTTCTAAAGTACCATTTCCACGAATATACTGAGCCGTTGTTCCGTTGAAAGTTAAACCTAAAGTCCCGCTTGTTGTTAAAGGACTACCCGATACGCTTATCGCATCGCCACCAACTGTTAAAGCTACGCTTGTAACTGTACCCACCGCACCACTTGAACGCTGCCAGATAGTACCTGAATAGATCACATAATCGCCAACCGCAAAAGTAATCGGACCAGCGCCAAAGTTTACAGTTCCTGCTACGTTACAAATATAAACATCTCCCGTATCGCCCGTTCCGTTTGCAAGTGTAGGGGTGTTAGTAGATGCGTTCCAAGTTCCTTTGTATTCCATAATAGAACTCGGTAGCTGACTTATAGGAACTTTACCGCCACTATCCAAAGAAGCATAACCATTACTTACACCCTTTTCACTTCTTAATTGATAAGTATCTAACAAAGCTTGTGAAGGGAAAACTTCGGTATAAGCCGAACCACTCCACAAATAAAGTTTCTGCGTGTCTTTAGCGCAATAAATAACGTTAATATCGCCAACAACAGGGAACCCTGCAAGGTTAGTATAAAACGAAACCGCACCGCTAAAAATAGCCCCTAATTGTGCAAGTGTAATCTTCTTACTTACTCCACTATCCGGGTCTCCTATAATAGTTAAATCGGTACTAACTGGCGCTAACTCGGTAGCTAATTGGTTAATTTTTTTGCCTATCATTCTGTATAGTTATAGATGCTGGGAACCTGGCATCTGTCATTTAAGTAAGGTAATTCCATTGTAATATCAATCTTAACTCCGGCTAAGTAATCGGGGTCGCTTTCAGTAAAGTAAGTCAATGGTGCAGTATCGCCAATATCCCAAATCGCTTTAGGATAACGTAACTGCGCCACTATGTCTTGACCTACTAAAGTCATATCCGATAAAACCTCGGTTTCGTTTGTCTCTTCCATTAACATACGATCCATAAAATAAAGGCTAAAATTATAAGTAATATTTTTAGCGTTTATAGTTGCACCTGTTAAAGTGTAGAACATAGCAGGGTAAGTAACCTCGCCATTAGACAAACGTTCCCACACATCACCGAAGTAAACAAAGTTAATTTGTTCGTGGTCGTTTCCGAGTGTTGTTATCTGCTTTGTTATTTGGTTTAACGTCAGGCTCATTCTTAATTTTTTCTAAATAAACACGCAGTTTATTTTGGTTTTTTATTGTTGTTACTTTACTCATAATTAGCAATCACTACAACCTCTATTCCCTTGATAAAGTTCCTCGAAGCTTTTACCTGCGCAGCAATCAAAATCTCCTAACCAAATGCTCGTTGTGTAAGCATCATTCTCAGGGTGTATTGCATCAATGCCACTTCCAGGGTTTAAGTACTCAGGATAAAGTGTAGAATATTCTTTTAGGTATTTAATCATTCTTTGCTTGTAGAACTCAGCACGCGTCTTATATCTATTAGCCACGTCAATCATATCTTGCATAGAAGGGTTCTCGGTATTCTCTCCACCTTTCCTTAACAACCCTTTGTTATAGAATTGATAAGATAAGCCCATTGGTAATTCACTAAGTACATAATGCACCAAAGTATCTGCAATATAGTTATCTAACAATAAAACCTCATTTGCGTTTAAGTTGTTAGCCGTGATACCTGCTTGTAGTCGGTTGTACAAAGCACTTCCTAAAGCCGGTAAGATAAAAATATCTTGTGCCGTTTTAATCTCAGGTAATACAAGTTTCTCGTCTACGTTTGCGTGTAAGCCAGAGCGGTCTTTAATATTCTGTACGCTTATGAATAATGTGTTTAAACTCATCTTTATTTTCTTTTAACTATGTTTGAACGCCACTCGTGTCTGCAACTTGGAGAATGTGTATTTGTACCCGGCTTAGTGTACCAACCGCCTCGCCTATCCCATACAGAATAGCCAAGCCTTGCACTCATTTGCTCTATATCGCTACGAGTATAAAACTTATTAGCAGTAACTAAGTATTTGCAAAAAGGTCTGCTTGTATCTAAATCGCTATCATTAAAACCTGCTTTCCACTCGTATGTGTAACGAATTAAAATCTGCGTTGTTTGTGGCTTAATAGCTTCAACAATTTTACCAATAGGCGCAGTTAATTCCCTTTCAATAATAACATTACTATCAATCCCTTTGCCTTGCTTTACTTCGCTTGTCTTAATAAAGCCCTTCTCGATTAATAAATCAATAACACGCTTAACCGCACCCACATCTTCTTTTAAAGTGTCAGCTATTACCTCAGGGGTAATACGCTTATCCTTAACAATTAAGTCCAAGATGTTAGATTGTAATTGTGTTACATCTGCAAACATTTCAAAGTCAGCATCGTCGCTAAATCTTGTTTTGCTTTTAAGAACCTCGTAGTTGTTTCTGTCTTCTCCGAACTCAAAGAACACTTGAAAATCTTGTTCGCTAAATTCTAAATCTTCAGCACCTAACCAAGTAGCAACCTCTTCGTCGCTTAAAGCATAACCGCCCTTAAGCATAGAACTTGCTTGTTCTCTCGTAATCTTACCCTTGTTAAAATCACGAATGATGCGCTGCATATTTTGCCACTCGCGACCTTTCAATCCTTTAATATGCTCATTAACGCTTAAAGGACTTGCTGCCATTGGTTGCTCACTTTCAATAGGCATTCCGTATTTAGTTGGATCAATACCTAACTTCTCTAATATCCACTCTTTTGGTGCTACTTCTTTTATAATGCTTTCGCTAAAATCAATACCGATTGGGTCGGTAGGTTGTAGCATTAATTCCTCTGTTATCCCTGCATATTGTCCAAGCATATTAAATACACCTTCTAATTGCATTTGCTTGTAACGAATATAAGTGTTGTTAAAGATTTCGTAGCTATCGCGCATCTGTTGTCTATTCCCTAATTGACCAGGAACGGCAATACCAAAAAGGTCAGGGCTTGTAATTTGGTGTCCGCTAAAAATGTTATTCTGTATTAACTCATCTACACGTCCAAAATCTTCTTTAGTTAAATCACTCGCACCCAAATCGTCTACAATAGGCTTTCTTGTTGCATCATTTACAAAAGCAAGTAAATACTTCTTGCCATCTGCACCTGTATACATATTGTCGAACTGTCTGCTTACTGCTCTTTTCTCGTCAGGGCTTGGCTCTCCGTTTGGTAAAGTAATAAGTTTACTTGCAGAAAACCCGGTCTGAGCATTACCCAAAACGTGCTTACTTACTTCAACATCACTTTCAATGTAGTTAAGCGCACCGAAATAACCCGGAAGGCTATAAACATTCATACCCGGTCTGTATTCCTTTACATAAAGTATTTGCACACCTACAGGGTTTTTAGGATTGAACGCATTGTATATCTCAGCTTTTTCTTGGTTGCGTGTAGCCTTCCAATCTTCTTTATACCAAAATTGAGTGTTGTCTTTGTTTGTTCTAATCTTTGTATAATCACAATGCCATAACTCAGCGATTTGTTCGCCCATTACAGGCCAAATAACTTGAATGTAAGCACCGCCAAATAATTCAATATCTAAAGCTACCTTTTTAGTTAGATCATTTAAAGTTTCCTCTCTATTAACTTGCTTAACAATAGGCTGCTCTCCTGCCCAACCATTACCAACAATGTAGTTCACTTTGCCTCTTACGATAGCATTGTGCTTTGCTGACTTGTTAAAAAGGTCTAATAGGTATTGCGGATAGTCATTATTTTGACCATACTGCATATACCCTTCGCCTTTTTTCTCTTTATATTCCGGTTGCTTTGCTTCCGCAAATGTCAATACTTGTATTTCCATTATTGTCTAATTGTGAATGTGCTTGTTGTTTCGTATTCTGTGAATGATATAGTTGTACCCTCAAGTTCCATTATGCCTGTTTCAAGCAAGTTTAAGCCCGTCGGGTTTGTGTTGGTAGTACTTGTCTGCTCGTAGATTGTGTAGGTGTATTGCCCGTTTAAAGCCGTATTAAAGAAGCTATTTACTACAATAGTAAACTCATTGTACCTATCCTTATATGCGCTTATATCTGTATTGTTAAGCCTTACAAATTTGATGTCCGTATTTGTACTTCTATTCTCAAATATAAATAGATAGTTAGGGCTTGTTAAAAGCTGCTTCTCAGTCAAGGTAAGTATTATGTTTTGGGTTTGCCCCTTTATTAATCTTATCACAACTATAAATATAAAGTAATGCGATTGTTTGCAAAATAAAAAACCCCCGAACAATTAAGTCCGAGGGCATCTATATACAAAACCAAAACAACCTAAGAACCTGCGGTAGTTAATTGACCTGCAACAGTAGAGTTAACTTCTGGAGCAAGGGCAGCTTCCGCACCTGTGAAGGTTAAAGTGTAACCACTTCTGTCGCCTTCTGCCGTACCTGTACCTGCGTTACCGCCTGTAAGGTCTAAGCCTCTTTGTTTTCCTAAGTACCAGTATTTGCCATTGTTATCTTTGGCAACCGCCACTAAAGTGTTTTGAGCGAGTAACAAGATTTCGTTTCTTGTGTTCGCTTGTAATTTGTTTAATACGATAGTTAATTCAGGAGCATAAAAGATAGTTCCATTCTGTACGTTTGCATTAACATTCTCAACTAATTGAGAAGTGCCTTTTACAAGTTCGTACTTAAAGAACCTTTTACCAGATGCTTTTACTAAAGCGGTAATTACACCACTTGCCTCAGTTGTAGAGGTAACATCTCCAGCTGCCATAAAATAAACTTCGGTTATACCGCCTAAACTGTCTTTACAATCTAAGGTATAATTTTGAGTTAAAGCACAAGCCATTGTTATTGAATTAAATTAGTTTGAAAAAATGGGTAGGTATATTTCAACCTACCCTATAAATTATGCAAGGATAAACTTCACTACTTCGTCAGGGAAGGCAATGTTTACACCCATTTTGAACTCAGATACGAAACGTACTTGGTCAGCTTCTTTAGCATAGAAAATTTCAAACTTCTCTTCTTCGTTCAATAAGTCAGTACCTAAGAACATATTGCTTAAACGCATAGCGTAAACTTTGTTAGTTCCGTTAAGACCTGCAACTGCAATTACTTTAATTGTAGTACCAGGAAGTACAAATTCGCTATCAGCTTTCACATCAATTTGGTAATTGAAGCTACCGCTATTTTTAAGAGCAACAGTGTAAGTTCTAAATAAATCTTGACCGCAGAAGATAGTCATATCATCAGCAGCTACAACTTTTGCAGGAATTGCTTGGTAAACACCATCAAAGATGCTAATTACGTTAGCAGCAGTAATAGAGCTTAAAGGCGCACCACTAATAAAAGTAGAAGCATTTGCAGCAACAACACCTGAAGCAGCACCGATTAACTTAACAAGACCATCGAAGCGGTTAAGGTTAACATTAACACTTGTAGTGTCGCCAGTCCATAGCGCAGTTTCTAATTGTGCAGCGATTGTCTTAGCTTTCTTTTCAGAATACTCTTGCTCGAAAGGTACGCTATCGTACATAGAGCCAGTAGGTAAAGCTTTTTGTAAATACTTAGCTTCAAGGTCTTTAGGACAAAGAGCTTCGTTTACTTTAATTTTACCAGGAGTTACAGTACGTTGAGTAAAGGTAGTAGAACCAGAAGCATTAAAGCCACAAGAAGCACCATCTTGGAAGATAGCGTCTGTTTCCATAATGTTGATTTTTTCGCTTGACTTTACGCCAACCATAACGTTACCTGCGCTCTTAATAAGAGAAGCAGTTTTTGCACCCAATACAGATGAAGTTACAAGTAGAGCTTCGTTTTCTTTTGTATAGTTTGCTAATGCAGATACATCAAATCCCATTTTATTTTATTTTTATTTGTTTAATAAAGCGTTTCTAAATTTTTCAATCCTATCGTACTTCATATTATGAGTAGTTACGTTAGAACCAAAGTTGTTTCTTGGTTGCGCAATAGGTTCAGCGTTAGGTGTCTTTGTAAGTGCTTCTATTAATTCAGCTACTTGACTAAAGCCATTTTTAACTTTTGCCTCTAATTGTGCTACTTGTGTTTTAAGATTTTCGTTTTCAGCTACTAAGTTTGTAATTTCGTCAGCCATTTTCTCATCATACTTTTTACCCATTTCAGCAGGTGTTTCGTCAGCTTCTTTAGCTTCTGCTTCTGGAGTTTCAATAGATAAGATTTTAGCGGCTTCGTCTAAAACAATTTTAGTGCCGTCTGCTAATTGGTGTTCGCCAGTTGGAGCAGGTGTTCCGTCTGCTAAAGTAACTTCGCCACCGATAGCTAATTCGCTAATCATAACCTTCGTTCCGTCCATAAGGCTATATTCCGCGAATGTAACAGGTACCTCTTCGATAGGTGCTTCAATAGGAGCCGGAGCCTCTACTTGTGGCATATCTTCGAATAAAGCCCTAATTTGCATAATTGCATCTTTTGCGTTCATCATTCTTTTTGTTTAAATATTAATAAAAGATTTTGTTTATCATTTAACCCGTTGCAATATTTCCTTTATTGCATTCATAAGTTCTTGTTCTTTGGTCGGCTTTGTCTTGTAAGTAAACAACCCTTCTACGCTAAAGCCTTTAAATTTACCCTCTTTTACATCATTCCAAACGCCTTCGTTATCTACTTTAAAAGAACCAAACCAAGAGCCGTCCGGTGCATCTTCAAACCCTTTCATTGGTTGTATACCTCTGCTTTGATCTGTAATAAAACTCTCAAACATTGTTACACCTTCTACTTGTTGGTCAGGCGAGTGCATCAAGTTTACGTTTGATTGGTAACCTCTTTTGAAAAACTTTTGCGCAATCTTGAATATAGTGTCTTTAGAAAAGACCACATAGTAATCGCCATAAGTAGCATCACTCCTAAAAATAGGCATATCAGCCAACATAAGAGGACCAGAGATAATACGCTTATCCTCGCTAACCACTTCAAAGCGTTGTTGATTTTTAAAGGCATTCCAATTCTTTTGAATAGCAGGTTTGTCTACGAGTGCCACATAATCGACCTCGGCATCGTCATTCATATCCTCGCTAATGTCTAATAAATAAACAGGTAAGTCCATATCTTTAAATATTAAGTGTTTTAAATTGTTATCATTTAACCAAACCTTGCTCGTTGCTGAATAGCTGCAATCCTTTGTTGGCTGCTTGTTACATCGCTTTCCACTACATAGCTTCTAATAGCTTGATTGCCTAAAGCGTTAATAGTTTCAGTATTAAGGCTCGTTGTTTGTGCTTGAGGTTGTGCAGGTGCTATTGGTGCTGCTGCCGAAACATTTGGAGTAGACATATTACCAACACCACCAGAACTTGACGCACCCGGAACTTTTGTTGCTATAATGTTTTTAACTGCACTAAAACCAGTTGTTGCAGCAACAACAGTTGCAGGAATAGAAGCAGGGAACGGCAATTTTAAAGCTTGAGTAATACCCAAATAGGTGTTAATTAATGCAGAAGATATTGCCAAAGCTTTACCGGCAGCCGTTTCTTTACCAACTATATCGCTTAATGCAGTTAAAGCAGCAGCACTTTGTTGTGCTAAAGCTATCTTTTGATCTGCTTCTTTTTTTGCTATATCTACTCTTGCCTTTGCATTTGCTTCAACATTTGCGGTGTATTGGTCTTCAGTAATTAAACTATTAGCAAATTGTTCTTCTAATAAAGCATCTCTTTGGTCTAATAAATCTTTTTCTAATTGTAAATCAGTTTCATTTTTAGCTAATTTTTTATCTAAGTCAGCAAGGTCTTTTGCTGCTTGTTTCTTATCATCGTCTTGTGTCTTAGCAAACTTTTTTTGTAAATTAGCAAATTCTAAATCATCTTCTTTAGCTATTTGTGCTGCTGCTTCTTCAAGCATCTTTGCATCTTCTGCTGCTTTCTTTTCTCTCTCGGCTTGATTAATAGCGTTTAAATCTGAATTAAGTTTAGTTCTTAAAGCAACTATTAATTGGTTTTTTGTCTCTTCTGTTATTTTAGTATTAGCTAAAATTTCGTCCTTTTCTTTATTAAAAGCAAGATTAAGTTCTACTCTTTTCTTTTCGTTTTCGTCTTTAAAAGTAGATAAAAATATTTCATTATTTAATTCGCTTAGTTTTAATAAAGCTTCTTTTTGTGCTTCTAACCTTTCCTTTGCAAGTTGCTCGTCTTGTTTCTTTTGGCTTTCCCCGTATTTATTTGCATTGGCTGTACCTCTTTGTGCTGCTTGTTTAGCTGCATCTTCTCTTGTTTTTTGTGCAGTCGCATCAATTACCTTCAAGTCATTTTGAAGGTCTTTGAATTTTTTAGCTTGTTCTCCGTATAAAATGCCCTTCTCGTTTGCAGCTTTTTTTAAATCGTTTAATTCATTCTTAATTTGATTTTTTCTAAGCTCATCTATTTTCTCCTGCTGCGCACCCTGTGCTTGAAGTAGTTTAATTTGTCTGTCAATCCCTTCATTAATTATCTTAGTACCAGCAGCCGCTTTTGTAAAGATTGCTTGTCTTTGTTGCTCTGCCCTTGATGCTGCATTTGTTACGCCTATCAAGTCAGTAAAGGCATTAATAACATTACCAACAGTAGATGCAAATTTGCCAAGTCCTGGGATAGCATTAAGTATCGCAGTTTTTATTTTACCAAAGTTTTGAACTACGGCTATAAGTCCAATTACTAAAGCACCTATTCCCGTTGCAAGTATCGCTCCACGCAATACCTTCATAGCTACACTTGAAGCCGTTGTTGCTACAGTTGCCGTATTAGTTGCAGCAGCCTGTGCCTTAGTTGCTACAGTTGAAGCTATTGTTGTTGCAACATCTGTCTTTTGAATTGCAGCTTTTTCGCCTATAACAAAATTATAAGCAGTTTGGAATGCAGTTGTACTTTTAATAACTGCGCCTAATTGCTTAAAGCTATCAATACTCTCCCCAACAGATTGTAAGCCTTGAGATAAAGCCATAGCAGATTGTACCTTTAACAAAGTTTTTTCTACTGCTTCTGACTCAGCACCAAACAAACCTATTGCACCCTGCGCTGCTGCAAAACCACCGGCAACACCACTAAGCGAAGCGGTTAAGGCTTTAAACTTAGCATCTGGGTTAAAAGCATCTGTCAAAGCTTTTGCATCGCCTATCCTGTCTTTTAATTCTGAAGCTCTTTTTGCTGCTTCAATCGCTTGTTCTGAAGTAGCACCGAACTTATCGGATAACGCTTGTACGTCTTGCTGCGCTTCTCTTAACTGCTTTTTTAAGGAGCCTATAGCTTGTTCTTGGTTACCGCCTACCTTTATATCAAACGATAATTGATTTTCTGCCATTAGTATTTTGTTTCTATTACTTTAAGGAATGATAGTTTAGTAGTGTTGTATTCCATAGGGTTAAAGTTTTCGACCTTGTTAAGCCTAAACAATACCCCGTCAATATAAACGTACTTACTAAAATCTAAATTAAAAATGTCTACTATATCAAGTAAACCAAAGCAAGTTAATAGCTTACTATCTTTGCTTGTTATCTCAGCAAGGTAAGGGCTATGAAATGCGTTGAATACATTAGTAGTCGGATAGCTATTAGGTCTAAATTGTATCTCTTTAGGTGCGCCAAAGTTAATATCGTTTGTAGGGTTAATTGGATCATCTAAATGCCCTGCATAACCATAGCTTGTATAAGTAGCTAAGTTTGTAGTTGTATTCATAATGTTCCAAGAACCTACGCCAGTTATCTTTTTGGTTTGCATAATACGAATTATACTATCCATTCTGTCCTCTGCACTATTTGTGTTTGACTTCTTATAAATAGCCGGAAATACTTTGTCTTGTCCGGTAGCCTGGTATAAAGTAGATGCAGCAAATATAACTTCTAAATTGTCGGTTTCTTTTACAAAGTCAAATTCAGTATCGTAAATAAAATCGCCATAACCTTCGGTATACTTCTTGCGATAGTTTTCCCCGTAAAAGTCATTGTCGGTTTTGAATTTATAGTTATAGTATCGAGCGTTTACTTCACTCATTGGCTTAATACTTATAGGCTTTGCACGATCTACTTTGTTAGTCCAATCCAATGCTTCAGCCGACTTGTCAGGATAAAAGTCCACATACGGACTAATAACAAGTTCTTTGTCATTAAACTTATTCTCATAAACGTAGAGATTAAACATCTTAACAATGCTCATAAAAAAGTCGCGCTGAAATATACCTTTAGGAATAGTATCGTTTATTGTTATTGTTTCGCCTAAGTTAATTTGAACTTGCGTTGGTGTTGTTGTAGTTAGCTTAACCTCTCCTAAAAGGATATTTAGAAAAATGCCGTTGCCTAATATTTCGACCTGCATAGTGTTATTAGTAGCAAAGTTTACGCCACTAACTAAAATATTGCAGTCCATAAAATTATTAATACTCGCATCAAAATCTTGTCTGCCTATTTGTGCGCCATCTTTTTTTAAGATAACAGAAAAAGCCGGTAGGCTTGGATTGTAAGTTACATCGCCACGCAAAGTTAATTGTATGTCGGTTGTTATTGTAGGCGTACCGGTATAAGTAAATAGTTGCTTTGTTATGTCAAGGGTAAAGCTACCTGCCGTTACCATTGTAAATTCTACAAACGTGTTAAGGTTTGTATTAATTAGTTGTATGTCAGCATTGGCATCTAAACTTGTATTGTTTAACGCAGTAATGTTTGTTTGGTTATGCGGAATAATAAGCCTCTTAAATAAAGGCTCATCAAAGAACGGGCAATCTAAAGTGTAATCTGTACCTGCAAATATCTTTTCAATATACTCCTTAACATACAAAGCAGGTCTAAACGTTGTATATTGAAAGTCCTTTTTAGCAACTCCGTATGTACCGGTACTAACATTACCATAATCAATAAGCGGATAGTAGTAACCAGAACCGCCCGAGTTATCCCAACTCGCACTAATATTGGCTACGCTATAAGTATGGTTGTAAGAACTAAAATCTAAATCTTCTAAACGTTGATTTCCTAATTGGTTAATAAAACCACCTAATTCCCCAAACACGCTGCATTGGTATTCAATAGTTTCTTTGTCTATTACTATCTCTAATATTCTTAAAGTGCCTTTAAATATCTGCACCTTATCAATAAAGATTTTACAATTAGCTTGTTTGGTTACGTTAAAGTTATACCCTACGTTTGGTAAGGTGTTATCCGTAAAGTTAGCGTTGTTAAGTTCGAAGATATAGCCAAATACCAAGTTATTGTTTGCGGTTCCTGGTATGCTTATTGTCTTACTAAAAGAAGTATTGCGACTACCGAACTCACTCACATCGTCAATCGCATAAGTGAACTCCGTAGATATATCCTGCAATAGATCAATCTTTTGTTCCTCTATGTATATCTCTGTACTAATCATTATCTGAATTGGCTTGTTAAGTATTTGCCTACTTCTATTTCAATCTCAAAGTTAAATAACTTGTCTGCACTTTCTAACTTGTACTCATAATTGCTTGTACTTATGGTAACAGGGAAGTAAGCACCAAGTACTTCCATATACACAATAGGACTCGATACAAGTTGAGCCAACCACGAATAATCTTGTTCGCTAACCCAATCAGAAGTAAGCCTATATTTATCTTTATGCTGAATAGCATAGTTAAAAGTTGTCTCGTTATATCTGTTATATCCATCTATGTTTGTCATTTGCCCACCTACAAGCTGCCAATCGCTTCGCCTGTATGATGCCCTTTGATACTCGCTTGACCTTCTATTTACTAAAGCGAATTTTTTAGTGTCCCAACCGCCTAATCTATTTAGGAACTCTAAGTTAAATTGTTGGTATTTAGGATAGCACTTATGTCTTAATTTTATTACCCTTGTTTGTGCGCCACCTCTTTTTAAATAAAAGTTGTAGCCGTATGTATTCTCATCTATAATCGTGCCAGACGCCCAATCGTTTATGTGTCCTGCTTGTAGGTTAAACATATTAAATTGACCGCCTAAAGTAATATTGCCCGATACTGTATTAGTAACCACGTCGCCATCGCCTAATACTTCAACCCAAGCTGAGTAACCGCCCGTTGCTATGCGTAGGAAGGTAATGTAAAAGTTATCTCCGTATTCAAGCGTTATGTTATCCGTATCACGCTCGGTCAAAAAATCGTCCGTAAAGTTTTCCAATAGTAAATTATCGTAATAGTCCGATAACACTAAAGGTGTATTGTTCTTTGTTAAGAATACATCGGCAAACAATGGCGGTACAAAGTTGTAGGCTGAGTAGCTGCCAGATGCTAAGTTTGTAGTAGTTACACCGCTAACCTCTTCGCCTATCCTTACTTGGTAATCTACTTTAATCTTATCGTTTGAAGCTACAAGTATTGAGTTCCCTGAAGGCTCAAAATAATTAGTTACAAAACTTCTTACCATTGGAGATGCGTTAAACACCCCATAGCTACCTTCTGCACTTGGCGCAGGGAATACCTTTGATCTAATTACTTGGCTTCCGTTAATGTATACATCATACACAAATTTAAAGTTTGTAGTTCCACTATTAGTAGAACTTGACACAAACCAAAGGTTATCGTGCATTGACGAATAAGGTGCAGGGCTACTTGTTATTGTTATTGCCATTCTTGCTTTCGTTTACTGTTTGCTTTATTTGAATTAATACATCGCCACCTACTGCGACTGCTATATTTTCAATAAATTCTTTATTAAATATTTGCGCTACTGCTCTGTCAAAATAGTGCGTAGACCTAAGTCCTTTAGTATGTATGCTTTTTGCTATCGCCCAAGCTAAAGATTTTTTGCCTTGTATTGCTTTGCTTTCCGCTCCAAGCTTTGTGTACTTCTTAACGGCTACCGATTTTAACTTATTATAACTAAGCCATTTTTCTATTACATTAACCGGAATTGACTTGCTACTTGTTTTGAACGAATAAGGTGTTTTAGCATCTGCCTTTGTATTGTTTGTACCCTTAACCCCTTTATTGACAAACCTAAAGTATTTGTCTTGTTCGCTTCCTTGCTCATATCCTAAACTTAAAACGTAACTGTTTCCAAATTTAGTTACAATCCCTATTGCCGGTTCTGCTAACTTACCAGAACTTGTTATATTTTCTTGATCTAATATCTTGATTAGGGCATCATTAAAGGCTTGTCCGTATAAAGACAAGGTTTCCTCTAATACAGGTAAATCGCCTTCCTTAACCTTTCCAAAGCCCGTATCGCCTATGCTTTTTAAAAAGCCTTCCCTTAATGCTTGTATTTGCGCCTTTGATATACTCACGCTAATAAATATAAGGAAGGTCTAAAAATAACTAACCCCACCAAAATTGGCAGGGCTTGTCTTATTTAAGTTTCCTATGTTGCTCTTTATCGTAATCGGCTTTAGCCTTCAGGTAACTAAGTGTATTTAGGAACTGGATTGTTGAAAGTTCATAGCTTTGGTCAACTGTGATATTTTCGTGGTCGGCAACAGATTTGGCGCAATATTGCCATCCAAAGTGCTGCATAAAATTTGAACCGCCTCTTGCGCTGACTCCGGACTCATTCCCTTCGACATCATTTCCTGTATCAAATAAGCCTGAGAAACCTCTATCCAGTTTCTGTATACTTGATAAAAAAAAACAACCGAATGATAAACGTGAACAAAGTTAGAGGCTTGTAGGTCGGCTGCATACTCGCTATGCTTTGCCGCATCATAGGTATCGTCTACCCATCTGCCATACCAAGTTTTACGCTGAGGCATAACCATTGAGGCTGCTAACTTATGCAAGTTGTTAATTAAGTCGGTGCTGAATACCTTGCTTTCGATATATCTGGCTGCTTTGATCTGCTGCACATCATATACAAACCGGTATCGTTTGCCGTTTACTTCCGTATACTTAACAGGCTTACCTTCTATTTTATCGTCTAAAAAGCTAAGTGTTGCCCTTAGATTATTGAATTGCTTAATAGATAGGCTATCAACCTGGGTGTCGGTTAGATTGTAGATTATACCTACAAGCTTACTCTCTACGTCTAAGTTAGTCCAATCCTTTTCAGGCTTAGTAACTATTGGATAAATCTGTTGGTACTGCCAAATCGTTAATTCGTTCCAAGTCATAATTTTTCTATTTCAGTTTTAACTTCTTGCCAGTAATTTCTAGCTTTATACGGATTAGTTTTTAATATCTCGTCTACTGCTATTAAGGCGCATTCTTTAGCAATAGCTTTATTTAATCCGTATGGTATGTCAGTAGTTGTTTGTATCAAAAACCTCATACACAATTTATTAGCTTTTTCTTTTGGTGTCATTTTTTTTGTCTTGTTCAAGTATCTTGTTGCTTTGATCTATTAATCTAACCCATACTATTGATATAAGGGTTGCTGAGATTAAAGAACATATTATTGCTACTATCATTTCGTTTGGTTATACATATCCCTAACTTCAATTATAGCTAAAATTACTATAATTATTGCGAATGGTAAAAGTATCATTTTAACTGTTTTATAATATATACAAGATGCCCACCTATGTAAGCTACTGCAAACAAAGGTAAGCAAATTGTAAAGAAGTATAATATTTTTATTACTTTAGAGATACGGCTACTGAGGTTGTGCTACTCTTAGCAGGTGGGTAAACTTTGGTAACCTCGCCAGTAACTCCGTTAATAATATCAAGTCCTTGATGCGGAACTTTTTTAAGGAACTCTTCCATATCCTTTTTGGCTTTGGCTGCACTATTGTACTCAGCCATAATTTCCTCGTATTGTGGGCTTTCGCATTTGCTATAATCGTACTTAACTCCGACCTCGCGAATGTTGAACTTTGCACTCATATACTCGAAATCTTTGCCGTTTAATACAGCTGCTTGTAATACTGCATCTTTATAGTCCTTGTTTGCCTTTAGGGTTTCGAGCATATCCTCTAAGGCTTTAACCTGAATATGTGTTTTTAACGGGTCAAGTTCCCCTGCGTTTAATCGTTCAATTAATTGATAGGTAAACTCAGTCCTTTGTTCTTTTGTTGTTTCGAAGATTTGTTGTAGTTCCATTGGTTTGTTTATTTGTAGTTTATATGGTTCTGTTCTATTAACTGATATTCTTGGAATACCAAAATATCCATCATCATCAAAATAAAAACTCATATTGTTTCGGGTTTGTAATTCTCAATGTCAAAAAAGCCAATTTGTGACTTATGTTCGGGTCTTCTTAACCTACGCTTTACCGGTTCGTATCCTTGCTCGGTGCAATAGGTTAGTATCTCTAAGTAAGTAGCATCAATGTTAGACATCATTATACTAATTGGCTCACTTGCGTAGTATTTGTCTATGTATTCTTTTGCGCTTTGTGTCATTGTGTTTAATTAAATAGTCAGTTAAAGCTGCCATTACAAAACCTGTTGCAATTAGCAGAAGGCAAATAGCGTAGATCATCTTGAGTAGATGTCTTGTAATTGACCAATAAGGTAACAAGCTACTAAAAATACGGCTAAAAGTTGTGCGGTTTCTTTTTTCATTGTGTTTGTGTTTTGATTAAATAATAACCAAATATACAAGTTTTACACAATCCACCAAATTTATTTTTGTAACCTTGTTGCAATTATAGGAAGGCATACCTACCCGTGCCACGTTTAAGGCTGAAGTTCTGCCAAGCCAAAGCCAAAGCCATTACGGCGTCATCGTGAAAGCCTGAAGGTGCTGAGTACTTTACCCCGGTTGCCGTGTATTGATACTCAAATACTTCTAACTCCTGGCTTATTATCCCCTCAGGATAGCCTATTTTACCTTGATGTATCGCTGCTTGTAAGCCTTCCATTAGCTGCTGCTTACTTGAACTTGTAAACTTTAATCCCTGTATCATTACCCCTTCTCTTTGTAGGTCTTCAAGTATCGGGTCTCCAACCCCCGTGCTATCGACAAGGATAGGGCATTTAGGCAGCCTAAGGATAGTTTGCTTGGTATTGTGCCAATCCATTTGAAAGCGGTCAAAATAAGCCACATTCCCGTCTTCGTCTAAGCCTACTATTACAGTCCAATCGACCGACTTGGCTAAGTCAATACCATAAGCTACTACCGGCATTGTTGTAACCGGGTGTAAACATTTGCGAATGTGCTGACTCCCGAAAGGGTTAGCTGCGTTCTCCGCAGGGTTTGCCATATACTCCTGCTCAAATACAACCTCTGGCAGTTGCTTCCGGGCATCGTCTATTTCGTTTGGATCAATGTATGGGTTATCGTATGTTGTAAACTTAAAGCTTTGCCAATCGGGTTCGGCTTTGCTAAACAAACTAAAAAAGTAATTCTTACCTTTAGGGGTGCTTAAGAATATAGCCTTGCCCTTATAGTCAGTTAAAGTAGGTCTTATTGAGTTTAGCCACCCGTCTTCAAGGTTAGGTATAAAGGAAGCCTCGTCAACTATTACCAGGTTAAACTTGCGCCCTCTTAAGTTGTCCAAGCGTTCCCCCGTAAAGAACTCTACCTTTCCACCATTAGGGAAGCTAATATTTAAGTCCGATTTGTTATTAGGGAACGGAAGGCTATTGCATAACTTCTCAAAGAATACCTTAGCCAATTTATAGGTCGGGGTTATGTAAGCAACCTGACCGCCTTTGATTGCGGTTGTAATACATTTGATCTGGGATAGTTCCGATTTGCCGAACCTTCGACCGCACATTACAACTATGTACCTGGCTTCGCAGTCAAGTATCTTCTTTTGGTTTATATGTCCGTTCGGTAGTTCTATCCGCATTAAAGAATTGTCTTGCCGTCTACAAATACTATCTCAATTCTGTTATCTGTTTGAATGTCCATTTGTTCTTTTGGCTTACCATAAACACGGGTTAGCAAAGTTTCTAAACTATAAAGGCTTCCCTTCTCCAAGCTCTTACGCATAGCTGCTGCAATCGTTTTCTCAAGTATTGTTGCCTTCGGGTTATCCCATACTGTTTTAAGTTCCTCTAAGTCCATTGACATCATAGCCTGTATGGTATCGTTTATCTCAGCAAGTTTATATCCCTGCTCTTTAAGTAGGCTTACATACTTACGAGGTCTGCCGTTTGGGTTTCCCGATTGTCCTGGTTTGAATGGTATTAAATGTTCTTTGCTCATTCTGTTACGCTTCTGTTATTGAGCGGTAGGGTGGTATCGCACCCCTTCTCTTACCTGGAATGGTAAGCGCATTACTTTTATGCTTCTACCGCTTGTTGTCTTTCCTGCAAAGTTACCTTTTTACCTTTATACATACCTGCACCAAGTTCATCAATTTTACTGAAAGGTAGTATAGGTACTGTAATTTCGCAAGTTTTATCTATTAAATAAATATATTTTAATTGCTTACCTATTAATGGTTTGCCTTTTAATACCTCAATCATATATTTTTTAGCGTTGCCATATCCACTTTCTAACATTTTCTTTCTTAATGAACCGTGTTGTCCACCTTGCAAACCCATCAAATGTAGTGTTTCGCCATTAGGTAATTCATAAAGTTGTTTACTATCATTTATATTGGTTAGATAAAATCCACTTGCTCTATAAATTGTACCATCTCCACATTGAGTTGCATCAGCAAAACTCATTACCCATTTAACTTGTGGTGCATTTTTTTTAATTAACAATAGACATATTTTAATAAATCTACTCTCTGTATTTTTAGGAGTATCATCAATACATACTAATCTATTTAATTCTAAAAAATCGTTCCATTTTGTATTTTTTACAATATGCAAATGTAAATATTTATTAATAGGTCTTCCCCATTGTGCAACTCCTATTAGTTTATTGTCTAAAAATGCGCCAAAACAAATTAAGCCTGTTGCAGCAACTTTACCGCTATAATGATATTTTTTTACAAACTCATTAGCAATCTTTGCAGGTATTACTTTTACTATTATTTCTTTTGCTCTGCCCATTGCATTATTATTAAATATAAAGCGTTACCATTTGAGTTTTCGTTACCCATTGTTTCTGCGTACTTGTATTCCTCAGTTCCTTTTATTTCGTCTATTGCGTTCTTTATTTGTGTAGCCTGTTCGTCTGCCAATGTAAAAGTCATTTGTTGAAATGGTGCTTTATCCCCGTCTGGTAAGCTAAAGTTTTCGCCTAAATCTTCTACATTTGAAAAGCCTGGTATATCTAACCCCCACTCTTCTAACTGCTCACTATCCCAATTATTTGCAAGGTCGCTCCAATCCCATTCGCCATAGCCTACGTTATCTTTAACTATAAACTCCTTTTGCTGCTGCTCGGTTAGTTCACTTGCTTTGATAATTGGTATCTCTTTAAGTCCGGCTTCTTTACAAGCCTTTAATCTCATATTGCCACCAAGCACAACCATATCGTCATTAACAACAATAGGTCTAAGGTTTAGCATTTGTGGGAACTCGTTAATTGACTTTACGAGCTTTGCAAACTTATCGTCCTTAATTATTCTGGGGTTGTTTGGGTTTGCTTTTACTGTGTTGATTGGTACGTTTTGTATCATAGTATGCCGTTAATTATATCGTTTGCTTCGTCTATTGCGTCTTCTTGATCTAAGTAAGTGTCTACGTCTGCTATATGTTTGTTAATTAGGGTTTCTGCCATAGCATAGGTATAATGTCCTATTGTGGTCATATCGTCTCCGTCTTTGCCAGTTTTACATACTGCAAGGAAGTATACTTTGTGTGTAATAAGTAACCATATAGCTCTTAACTTTCTCATCGTCCTTGTCCTCTATAAGCTTTTTCTCTTGGCGTGTGCTTATTAAAGGACTTCTTTGCAGAGCCTCGCTTCCTTTTCCCGAATTGAATTTTGTTACTATTTTCTTTAACTTTTGCCATCTATTAATTTATAATTTATATTGTTAGCTAAAACTCTATTTCTAATTGTTGGTCTTGAAACATTTAAATATAATGCACAATCTGTAAATGATTCAAATATTTTATTTTCTGGAACATATAATACCTTCTTAGACATTGGGTGTTTCTCTCCGTGCCTACCTAATGCAGGTTTAACAATTTTATTTCTTTCTGATAAATAAGGTCTTTTTATACCTACATTAGTTATTCCTTTTGTACCCTTTTTAATAGCATTAATATGCTCTATTGTTAATTTTTTACCCTTATGGGCATCTGATATTTTTTTTGCTACTAATGGGTCTTTGCTTATAGCATAAGAAGGATTAGCTACTAAATTCATTCCATTCTCATTTATTTTATTATATGTTCCGAATAAAGATATATAAAATTTTTCCCATAATAACATTTCTTTATAAGGTATATTTCCTAAATCTATAATTAATTTATAAAAATTATCAAATCCATATTTCTTTATAGAATTAGTAACGTATCTATTATCATTACAATTTTTATACCCACCAAATCTTTTTTTAATATTACTTGTTGAGCCTACATAAGTCCTTCCCTCACTATGAGTTAGTAAGTCAAAAAAATACACATACTTATTCTCGTTACCTTTTGCCATAATTCTTTGCGTGTATGTCTTTTAGGAACTCTTTATATTGTTTTTTGTCTCCGTATTCTATGTGGCACTTCCTACACAATCCCATTAGGTTTTCTATTACATCTGCCTTTTTGTTGCCACCCATACCCCTTGCCTCAATATGATGCACGTCTACTGCTTGTGAGCCACACACTTCACAGGGAACAAAGTCCGTTGTTTTATACCCCATTCCCTGCAAATATATCTGCGTGTGTTTCTGCATACTTTCCCCATTAAATTTTCCGTTGATTAATAATTAAAAAATTTAAGTATGCAAATTATTTTCCGTCTATTTCCTTTAGTTTATTAATTGCCCATTCAATCCCACTCGTACCGCCCCACGCATCAAACATTAAACCGCCACAACCTTCGCTATAAGGAACGTCTTTATGTTGTTGGTGTCTTTTAAAGGAAGCCATACGAGCAATCGTATCTCTACTAATCGGCTCACGATTTGCCAACTGTCTTGCTCTTGCTTTACCTGTTGCTTCTCCGCACGAACCCCAACCATTTTTTTCTGCCCATTCTATTGCCCTCTTTGCGTTGTTAGTAGCACTCTCAGGATAGTCGGTATAGCTTTCAGCAAATTTACCACCTGCAAGGATAGCCTTCCATACTTGCATAGCTTTTTCCTCGGTATCGTATACGCAAGACCCGTTTCCAATCCGGTATTTGCCATTAGAGGCGCACTTTATTACTGGCATAGTTTACTATAAATATACTTTCGGTCTAAATTTATCTCGTCAAAGTTATACTTCTTTTGGCAGAACTCAAACAACTTCTGTCCGCTTTCCTTTCGCATATCCGCGTCGCTTACTAAATCTCTTATATGTTTGTACCAATCCTTTTGGCTTTTAACGTAATGTACCGGCATATCTAAGTACGGATTGACATAGCTAACTATGGCAGGGTTCTTTTTAGCAGCCGTTTCTAATACCTTTAGGTTTGACTTCATAGCGTTGAACTTGTTATCTACCAATGGTATAACTGAAATATCCGAGTCCGTATAAGCACCCATATATTCCGTAACCCTTGCATAGTTATAGATCGTAGGGTTAAGCTTTAGTCCGCAAGTGAAGGCATCAATCATTTTATCCCATATAGGTTTCTCCGCATCGTTGTAACCTGCTATTACAGTTCTTATATTCATACCTTGTAACCTTTTAAATGGCTGCCTAAGTATTTCTAAATCTCGTTCGTGCGTTCCGCTACCTGACCAAAACAATCTTACCTTGTAATCTTCTGTCTTGTTATCCTGGAACTGCTCTTGTCCGTAGGGTAAAGCGTTTGGTAATATATGTACGTTTTTATTGTAAGAACTTATCTCTCCTGCTAACCTTTCGTGAGTACAGGTGCAAAGGTCTGCTATCTTTAAGTAGTCGGTAATTAGTTTAGGTATATTGTTAAGCTTATATCTTAAATACAATAAATGGCTTTCGTTTAGTTCCCAGTAATCGTCATTGTCTACTACCAACTTAAAGCCGTACTTGGTTCGCCAGGTGTCCATTTGCTTGGCATCTATCTCATTAAGCATTCTATTCATTAACACAATATCCCAACCTTGCTCTAATAACTCGTCATTAAGTACATCTGTTATAAGTGCGTACTCCTTTTCTAAGTGTACTATTGGCATCATAATTCTATGCAGTCCTACGCCTGAGTTCGCAGAAGTTATACAAAGTATTCGCATCTTATGTTCTTTTGGTTGTGGTATATGTCTTGGTATTTTTCCCATACGCTTTGCGCCCTTTGTAAACTTTCGTCCTTCATTCGTCTATATTCCGTGCCGTTACCGACATCGTGTCCTATGTGTTCCGACCTCATATCTGGAAGGTAATAATTAGTAAAGCCTGTAATAGTTGCTCGTTCCCCATAATCTCTGTCTTGCATTCCGTATGGATCGTACTCAGTATTATAGCCGCCAACTGCGTCTATAAGTTCACGGGTAATAAAGTTATCGCCAAAGGGTGTATGTGTTTTATGTACCCCGTCTACTATTGGTGGCAAATCCTCTACACAATGTATTCCTATTATGCCTGTCTTCTCTATTCGTTGTGCAAACAGAACAAACTTAGCTAACCAATCTTGTGGTAATAAAATATCATTAGCTAATAAACAAACCGCATCGTAGTACTGCGTTATCCTAAGTCCTGCATTAACTCCGGCTGCTATGCCTCTCTTTTCTTTTGATAAGTCATAACCGGCAAAAGGGTAGTTAAAAGTTTCGTGCGTGTCGCTTCCGTTATCTATTAAAAAGCAGTCCGCATTGTAACCAGAGTTAAAAAAGTTTTGGTTAATTACACGCTGCGTTAAATCGTGTCTGTTTTGTGCAAGTAATAAAATAGCTACTTTCATTATCTTATGTTTGAGCCGATTTCCCTTGCCGGTACTCCTGCATATTTAGTATTTGGTTTTGCATCTCCTTTTAAGAAGGCACTTGCGCCAACCATACAATTTTCGCCTACGTTTGCAAATTGATGCAGAACTGCGTTTAGTCCTATATTAGCACCTTGATCTACAATAGAATGCCCACCTATTTTTGCTCCGCAACTTATTGTTACATTATCTAAGATAGTGCAATCGTGTCCTATGTGTGCGTGTTTCATTATGAAACAATTATTGCCTATAAAGGTATCTATTTCGGTTCCTGCGTCTATTGTTACAAGTCCTGTAATAACATTGTTATCGCCTATGTAAACTTTGCCTTTTTCTTTATTCCAGAACTTCTTATGCTCTGCTTTGTCTCCGATAATACAATAAGGACCAATGTAGTTGCCATCTCCGATAATTACATTATCGCCAATGATAGCGGTGGGGTGTATAAAGTTTGCCATAGTTAAGTAGTACAAGCGCAGTCATACGCAGGGTTAATGTTATCTAAATCAAATTCCTTAAACAAATTATTTTGTGATATACTTTTAAGCGTTTCTATTGTTACTCCATTAAAGTAAGTGTATTTGCTATTGTTTTCGTCATTGATCCATTCGTCTGCAAGTTCTGGGAACTCCCTTAATATTGCTAAGATAGCATTTTTACCTTTCATAAAACACAAAGTACAGTTTCCTAATATAGAAGGTATTTCCAAAGTGTAAGGTTTTTTGCTCCAATACTCGTTTACTATTTGCTTTGTAACCTTGCTTTCAAACAAAGGGAATTTATCGTGTACCTTCTTAAATCTTTGAGTACGTCGGCTAACTCGCATTGGTTCGTCATATCTAAAGCCTACCAAGTTTACAAATTCTCTTACCCCTATGCTTCTTAAATATCTTTTAGCCGTTTTAATTTTTAGTTCTATTGTGCAGAACCTTTTAAACTGATTAGGTAATGCTTTGTTCTTTTTTAACATTCCGTCAAAGCCACCTTCGTAACTTATTCTTGTTACTGGTATATTTTCAAACGCTTCAAAGTCATTAATGAATTTATAGGTTTTAGGGTGTTCCCTCATAGTATCGCAGAACAATACTATGTCTCCTGGCTTATATTCTTGAATAGTCATATAAGCAGAAGTTTTGCCACCGCTAAAATTAATTACTCTTTGCATTACGTTTCTTTGGTTTGGGTTGCTCTTCGTACCAAGTATATAAGCGTTTAATCATATCGAAGATACAATTACCGCACCATACTGTTAAAATAAAATCTGGACTCATATACTTGCGATAAATATGCTCGTACATTTTTAAGATGTCTAAATCGATATTACGCACATAACCATTTTGGACTGTATGCCAATTACCAATGTGTTGATCTAAAAAGTTGCGGTGTTCTATTTCCATAAGTTCCACATTATTTTTGAAAGTAAAGGTGCTAACACTCCCGGAATAAATACAAACGCAATAACATCAGTACATATTGCAGGTAGTAAATATAAAGCCAAACCTGTCCAAGCTGCTAAACAACTCGTGCAACTAAAAGGCTTAAAATCTAATTTCCACTTCCTATGAAATTGGTGTATCTCTACAAAGAATATTGCAAAGCATATCGCTGCTATAATTATCATTTTCGTAATTGTTTTTTTAGTTCACGTTTAGTTAGCTTAAGTTCCCTATGTATTGACATATACGGAATACCCGTAACTCTGCTTAATTCTTTAGCGTTGCAGTTATGTTTGATAGCATACACTCGTAATAGTTCCGCTTTGTACCAGTGCATCTTTGACAACTCGTCTTCTACTTTGTTTAATAAATCTTCGTCCCTATCGTGAACTATTAATTCTACTTCTAATGGTTTGCGGTATGTCCTATAAAATTGGCTCGTGTTACTTTGCATCATATTAATCATTGTTCTAACCAAATAGAACTTTAATACGTTGCGTGTACGCATATCAATTAAACGCTCTTCTTCCATTTCACATAGCACCTTAAATAGTTCGCTTCTTAAATCGTCTCGTAAATCTTCAGGCTGCATTTTGTCTATTGCTTCCTTAAGTTCTCGGCTTTCCCAAAGTTCTAATATGATGCTATTCTTGTTCATACTCCTTTAAGGTTAGTTTGCCGTTATCTTCGGTTGCTATGTAGCAGAAACAATTTGCCGTCTTTGCTAAGTTTAAGAACGCTATTTGATAACTGCTAAGTTTATCTCCTATGGCTTTGGTTTCGCAATAAACCGCTACACCGCTTTGAGTATGAAAGCCTACTACATCTGGAACTCCTTTAAGACCTATGAAGGTGCGCCCTCGAACCGCTAAGTTATTATTGCGCCATACAAAGCACCCATTTTTATTTAGGGTTTGGATTGCTTGTTTGGTTAATTCGTTTGCGGTCATATTACAAAACTATATTAAGAAAACGAAACTTTGCCAATTTTTATTTGATCCTCAAAAAATAAAGCTACTGCAACTGCTCGAGCCTGGTTCTTTAACCATTGTTCAGTCCATTCGTCCCGGTACTGCTTTGCGCTTATGATGTCCATTTTATTAGCCTTGTAAGTAATAATCTCCATAAGTTTCTTTTTAGCAAGTGCGCCATCTTCTTTTGTCCATACCTTGATGCCCGTGCTATTAAGCTTTGTAAATACGGATAATGGGTTAAACAACCTATCAAATGTTCTATTTTCCAGAACCTTATATTCTTGGTAAGAGTAATCAATTATCTCTAAATCGGTTAAGTGTGGTATTGCTTCAACTCGTTCTTGTGGCATCATTTTTCTTACTTCATTTGCTTTTTTCTTGTACCTATCCATAACCTGACTAAAGTATGCAGGACTAAAGTTCTGGTAGTGGTCTATAAAGTCATTAGCTACCATTTGCTTAAACGCTACTTTAATCTCGTTTATTGTAAAGTTACCATACTCGGTTCTTATCCAATCCTCTAAAATTGCTAACTTAACATCTCCAGGATTGTTAATACCTACAAGCTGCATCAAGTAAATAAGGTTCTGCTTAAATATGGTAGAGTTTATGTTCCTCATTCGTTCCCCCGAAAAGGCGGTCATAATCTCCTGCTCCATAGGAAGTAGAGTGGATATAGTTGTAGTTTTTAAGGTTTTCGAGTTCGTTTTTATCAAGCTTTCGTTGATTGTTTGTAGTTCCTTTTGCATATTGTTTAGAGTTTGTTATCCAATTATTTGCGGCTGCTCCCCAACTTTTCATAGGGTTTTTCCCTACTTTCCAACCATTACTTTCATAGTAATTTACAAATTTTTCAGCTTCAATCTTTGCTTGATCTGTTCCTATCCGGATTGACATATATTCGTAAACTTGCTCAAAAGTACATTTACTTTTATTTATAATTATATTTTCATTTTCATTTTCATTTACATCTTCCATAAGGTTATGTTTAGCTAAACCTAATGGTTTTGTGTTATTTTTAGGTCTACCACCTTTAGAGCCATTGTTTCTACGGCTTTCAGTAAATTGAATGCGTTTTTCAATCTCTTCACTTAGCCGTTCGTTGTAAAAATTTCCGTCTTTGTCTTTTAAAAACTTGCTCAAAACATCAACCGAAACCGAACCTAAAGATAACCTAATGGTTTTGTCTGTAAGTGTACCTTTTTGATGTTGTAAACATAAGAGAGTAATAAATTGTCCTCTCTCTTCCATTGTTAAGTCAGCTACTCCGTTTAAGAAATCGCTGCTATAAAATAGGAATGCAGGGTCTTTTGCCATAATAAAATAAAAAAGCCCCCAATAGAGTCGAGCTACCAGGGGCTATTATTTAACCACTAAACACATTATCGACTCGACTTTCGTTAATGTATTTTTATATATCTGCAAATATAAACTAATTTTCGGTAATTTCAATCTTTTGGCAAATTCTTTTTAATTTGTCCTTAAACCAATCTTCCGTGTCAATTAGGTTGTTTGCTTGTTTGATATTGTGAATTGCGGTGGTATGGTCTTTAGTGCCGGTGTATGCGCTTATCTCTTTAAGGTTTAATTTAGTGTACCTTCTAAGTAAGTAAGCAGCAGCCTTGCGACCAAAGGTAGTTCTTAAACTCCTATCCCTTCTTGATATATCGCATTCAAATACCTCTTCAACTAATTTAACGATGCTTCTCGCACCTATATCCGCACCTAAAGGCTCGTTGTCTTCTAAGCCTAACAACCCTAACTGCGACATCATTTCGTGCAATTTAACGTGGGTATTACGTTGAGCATAGTATAACTCCTTTAGTTGTCTTATTGAAACATCTCTATTTTTAGTTAGCATAATTAAAACGGCAATCCTTCCGTGTCTTCTTTAGGTTTAAAATCATTTACATAAATCTTGTAATCTGGTTGTTTATCCTCGGTCTTGTAAGCATTAACCCACATTGAGTATTTAACATCATTGATTGTAAAATTAATTACTTCTCCTTTAGCGGTTTGCTTTTTCCAAGCACCTGCACTCCATTTTTTTTGTTCCATTTTTTACTTTTTTATTAGTGAATATTTACTTACAAATTTAGGTTGTTTCTTATTACCTACGTTAATTAAGTCGGACTGTATCTTATATCCTTTGCGTTTTAATTCAAAGATAACTGCCGATAATCTCAGGCTATTAAATTTCGTTAGAGCCTGGATTGGTGTCAAGGTTTTGCCCGAAAGCAAGTGGTTCAAGATTTGTTGTTTCTGTGTCATTGTTATTGATTTGGGTTAAAAATACTGGTTTGTCTAAAATGGTTTGATACTTATCTATAAACGCTAAAAGGTCTGAGTAAGCCTCTTCGTTATACCAAGCGTAATGGTAAACCTCAGCTAACAATATTTGCCTTTCAAATGGTAACAGTTCTTTCATTAGCTTTCGTTTTGGTTAAAGGTTTGATTGTAGTATTGTTCTGCGTATTCTTGTTTTTTAAAATCTACAACAATATGGTCAAAGCCATCTATATGCGCTTGTATTATCTGCTCTTTTTCTAAATCAAGTAATTTATCAAACATTTTGTATCTGGCATCAAAAGATAATCTATTCCAATTAGGATTAGACATTTCACTTAATAATTCTTGCATTGCAGTTCTCATTAGCTTTTTTTAATTGTTTCTTTAATCTTGTTAAATTCGTCTAAGGTCTTGATAGCATTGATTTTCAAAGCAGCCTTTACCTTCTGGTCTTCAGTAAACTTTGTTTTATCAAGTGCTTCAATCAAGAATGCCTTTTGCCCTTCGCTTACTTCGTCTTTATGCTCATTAGTAGCATCTGCATCTTTGGTATCGTCTATGGCAAAGAGTCCGTTAAGTGCGTACTTCCTGGCGTAGCTACTTGCTGCTCCGGTAATTTGTGAAGCGTCCATTCCTTTTTTGTTTTCCTCTTCACGAGCAAGACCCGTGCAAGTAATGTTATCTTCTCCGTTACTTAAACAAGCCGTAGCCTTTACATAAACTCGACCGCCTACTTCTATTACCTCGTCGCTTAACATTAAAGCATAGCCGTACTTATGGCAGATAGGTTTTGCAGCTTCAATTATATCTTCTGCACTTCGGTACTTGTATTTAGCAAAAGCGTTAAATTGATTTTTAGGTGCTTTTAATTCTTGTTGAATTTTAATTAGGCTCATAATTAATAGTTTAAAGTTAAGATAATTCTTACGTTTCCTTTTCTACAAAGAAACCAATTATTTTCTTTGATATAATCGAACTCATATCCTAATACATTTAGATCATTCATTAAGGAACTTGTTACCCACCCTTGTAGTATTATGTCGCAAGATCGAACTTCAATAGAATAAAATTTGTTTAAATTTATACCTAAGTTTAATAAGTTTTGTATTTGATTATCCATTGTTATTTGTTTTGAGTGTCTATTGAATAGTGTTCTAAAATTTCGATAATAGGTTCTTGTCTTTTCTTTAGGCTTAAAAAATACTCGTAAGCCTGAGAATATTCCAAGTACATACTTGCGCTATCATATTTGTTATCTACTAAAGTGTAGTAGAAAATAGTGCCGTCTGGCTTAGTTTCTTTTACAAATTCAATCTTCATATAATTCGTTTTTTAAAAGTTCAAGTTCTGCATTGTTTTCAACCCAACGAGTGAAGGTGTAATCATCATCTTCGTAATCGTAGTTTTTAGGCAGTAATTTTGGATCATACGGGTTTTGTGTACTGCTCCCGTCTTGCAGTAAGATAGTGCCAAATCTCTCGAATTGGAACTTCTGGTAGTTGGTTAAATGTGTCATTTGTGTTTTGTTTCAACAAATATACTACAATTAACAATACAAAGTGTAAAATTATATAAATTATTTTTGCAACAATGATGCAAATAATGGGTTTTACATAGGACAAAAACACGAGTTAATGTGCATTTTATAGCACATTATGTCAAAAAATAGTATGTAATGATGGTAATTACCGACTTAATTGCACTTTAGATTGTGCAGTTTATTACCAATTATGTACGCCAGAACGTACAAAGTCGGAAGTAAAATGCAGCCAAAAGTAGTAGTTTTACTACCTTTTATAGTAACTTTTGGAAGTAAAGTTTGTCAGAACCCCCGTATGAATACTCCGGTAGGTAAAGCCTAAACCCACACGAAATAAGGTTATTAGCTGAAGGGAAGTTGTCTAAGGTAGTGTAAGTAATCGCTATGTGGCAAAAAGTAGAAGCAGCCTTTAACCTGGTCTTAATCATTCGTCTTTGTATGCCCTGCCCTCTATGTGAATTTTTAACCCACGCTCTATTAAATATGCAAATGCCTTTAGAGTAAATTGATCCGCAATAAGCAACTATTTCGCCTTCGTCAAGCATAACCCACCACTCCCGGTTAAACTGGAACTCGTCTCCGCAA